ACAATCTTCTTAGCATAACGAGTCATTACACCTTTTCTAGGAGTAAAGTTATTTGGATCGTATACTAAAGGAGTCATAATCAAAGGAACATAAGGGCTATAAACCGCACCTGTTTCTAAGAATTGAGTACCTCTGTAACCCATTAAGATTGTATTTTCCAACATGTATGGGTTTTTGTATACTTGGAAACGATTATTCATCAAACCAACTTTTTGTACACCCATTGCAAATTGCATTTTATCACCATTAGTATCTGCAGCATAACCTGGGATAGATTCTAAGATAGTAGCAACGTCAGGAGAGCAAACTAAGAAGTTAGCACCACCACGCATTGTCTTTTGGTGAATTTTGTTAGATACCTTTTGGATTTTAGTTCCTAAAGTTTGGAACCAAGTACCTTGGTTGTAGAATGCACCGGTTGTAGCATCTGTTGAATAAGAAGTAGGAACTACTGTACCACCAACTGTATTTACATCTACTGAACGACCAATTACTGCAGACCAAGCATCAACTGTCACTGCATTTTGGATTAACATATCTAAGATTTCTAAGTCAATTTCCTGAGAAATATATTCAGATAACATAGAAGTTAATTCAGCTTCAGCGTCAATTGCGTGGTAAGCATTTAAATCTTGAGCAAATTCTGGAGTCCAGATAGCTTTTAATTTACGAGTCTTAGCAACGATTGGCTCAGAACGTAATTCAACGTTAATTTCTGGGATGTTGATATTTGTATCAACTGAGGTAGAACCTTGAGGAACTGCACCAGCTTCAAAATCACCACGACCGGCTGCTGTAGGTTGTACATCATAAAATACTGTTAAAGAATTTGATGTTCCTACTGATGCAGGAGTTGAACCAGATACTATAAATGTTACTAATGAACTATCACTATTAACTCTCGTAAATTGAGGGAAAGTAGTAACTGTACCGCTTGATGCAGAAATAACGAATGCTCTTACACCTTCAGTGTCAAAGTTAGGAATTGATGCAGAAGAAACTGTAATTGATCTTACGGTTGTTGCTGCAGCTGCGATTGAAGCAGAGAAAGTATTAAACCAACGAGTATCAAAATTGTAATCAGATGCTACAATTGAACCAGTTGCATAAGCAGTTGATGTTGGAGCTGAACCTGTAATTAAAGCTGAACTAGATACTGAATTAATTGAATAACCAAATCTACCAGCACCATAAAGACCTTCTGAAGGATCGCTAGCAGTATTAGTTATACCAAACACTGAATTGTTTTGGTATCCTGTTTGGCTAGGGAATTGTGATGTGTTTGTTGTTGCAAAACCAGCATTGTTTGTACCATATTTAAAATCTAAATAAAATACTAAACCTGAAGGTAATGACATTGGTTGAACTGAAACGAAGTCTTTAGCAGCGATTTCGCTGAAAATACGACGTACTAATGGAAGGGCTACTCCTGACCATTCTTCTGAACCTGCTGCGGTTCCTGTTCTACTGGCTTCAGAAATTAACTGCTTAGCTTGATTTTCTAGTAAGATAGAAATACTTGCTTTTTCGTATTCGCTATCAACACCTTCTAATAAACCTGTTTTGCCCCATTTGTTTACCAATCCTTTAGATTCTTCTAAAAGTTGGAATGATCTATCTTGAGTCGAAGATACGATCTTTTGAATTGCATTTAAATTACTCATTTTGTAATGTTTATGTTGTTTTTTTGTTTTTAATTAAATTATTTTCCTAACCCAGCTAATTTTTTAAATCTGTTAGCAATTTGTTCGCTTTCAGTTAAAATTATTTGTTTAGGTTTAGTAGAAGCAATAGGCTTTGAAGCTACTGATTCTTTTACTAAAGATTTTTTCTGAGTTAATGATTCTGCTATTGTAGCATATACCAATTTAACTTCTCTAATTGTTTTAGCTCTGTCAAAATTATCAATTACTTTTATTTTTTGGCCTTCATTTAAATTATGAGCCTTAAATAATTTATTTGTAAATAATAATTTAGCGTTAAGCATATTAACTTCATTTAAACTATCTTTCATAGTTTTAATTACATTGTATGCTTCTTGAAGATCTGCTTTTAATGCTTCATTTTCTTCTTCCATCATTTTTTCTTTTGAATGATCTTTTTCGTCTTCCTTTTCTTCTTCTTCATTCATTAGTTCTTCTAATAAAGAATCGATGTCAATTTCTTCGTCTTCCATGTCCATTTCCATAGTCATTTCTGGTTCCATTTCCATTTCCATTTCATCTTCTTCATCTAACTGACGTAAAATTTCTGATAAATCATATTCTTCAATTTCGTCTTCTGCCGGCATTTCCTCGCCTGGCATTTCTTCTCCTGGCATTGCTGCTTCAGGCTTTGGCATAATGTCAAATTCATCAAATTGACCATCTTGATCAATATCAATTGATAAATTACCTACATCTGTACCAGGCATACCCATTTCTGAATCCATGCCCATTTCTGGTTCCATTTCCATTTCTGAATCCATTTCCATTTCATCTTCTTCTTCTTCTAATCTTGAAGATATCATTGACTGGATTCTAGGGGTGAATGCTTCTTCTAATGCTAATTTAGCGTTAGCGATAGCAGTCTCCTTAACAGCTTTTGCATCAGCAATCGCTTCTTTAAGTAAATCTGAGTTTGTCATTTATATATTATGTGTTTGTTTTGTCCGCGAAATTTGATTCGGTATAGTTATTTAGAAAACTATAATAGCGGTACTAAGTATATTTCGAATCGTATATTAGTAATACGATATTGGAATTTATTATATATATTACCTATGTTACAAAAACAATATTATTTTTAAAAAAATTTTATTTATTCAGTAAAAAAGCCCTAACTTAATAGAGCTTTTTATTATTTTTATTAATTAACTACTTAATACCTGCTAATTTTTTAATCTTTGCTAACTCTGTTAGCGATGGTATATCATTATCTAAACCTGCTTGCTGTTGCCATTCTTCTGCTGGCATTACTCCTACTTTCGGAGGATTATAATCATCTTGATAGTTAGCATATACCATTCTACCAATTCTCATTGCTTTTTCTTTTGAGCTTGCTCTATGATGTTCGCGCTTTTCTTCTCCTTCTGGTTGTATCCAGACTACAAATTCTCCAGACATTTCATTTATTTCTTTTGAAATAACAGATCTGCGATTCTTTAAATAATCATCTTGCTTATCTACATTACCATCATTATTAATATCATTATCTTCTTTACCTACTGGATCTAATTTAGTTTCTTGAATCTTATAATATTTATTTAATACATTTCCTATATCTTCATATACACTTTCTAATCTTTGTTGTAAAGTATTTATTTCATTAGTCGTTTTTTCAAATAATTGCATTGAACTTTCTAAGGTCTTCATATGACGACTTACTGTAATATTATCAAAGCTGCCTTCAGTTTCTTGTAAAGTCATTTCCTTAGCTTTAGTAACTACGTCTTTCATTTCATTGGTAATGTTACGTAATTCATCTGCTCTGTAGATATGATCACCATATTCATTAAACTTTTTAATCATTTCTAAGATAGCAGCTTTATCTTCTTTGGTCAGTTTTGTTCTTTGTTGTGAATTAGAATCTAACTGCCTTTCATTTAATATATCCATTAATTTAGTCATTTTTATATTTCTTTATATGGTTTACCTTTTTCATCTGAATCAATTTTTTCTACTGACACATTTATAAATTGAATAGGCTTTCCTATTTTATCATTAACTACTAAAAAATTTGTCATAGCAGTATTCATAATTCTAATAATATAATACTGACCAGGCTTTCCGTTAAATTGTACTTTAAATCCAGGTTGAACTTTAAAATTTAAATTATCCTTAGGTGGCGGAGTTTGTGCTGGTTCTTCTGGTATATCATTAACTTGACTTGTTTGACGAGGTCTTACCGGTGCTGCTTGTCTTACAGGAGCTCTAGGCACTTGCGGTGCAGGTCTTGTAGGTACAGGTGCGCCTGGTTCTTGTTCTTCTAATTTTCTACGATTTGGATGAGCATGCGTCACAACGCCCCAAGTACCAAATGATTCTTTTAAAAGACTTTTAAGGCTTATTTTATTGTTATTTGCCATTGTAATATTATTTAAAATCCGATATTATATCTGTTATAATTTTTTCTATAGGGAAGTATTTATTTATTTCATTTTTTTGACCAACACCTTCATTTATTGGCTTTAAATAAGCGCCTTGAGTTGATGGACTTGATACAAAATCAAAACATAATAAATTAAAATCATCTTGAACTTGGACATGTCCTTGTTCGTCAATTTGTTTTACTGAACCTAATCCTCTTGAACTAATACCTAATTTAATACCAGCTTGAAATAAAGCTTTTAATATATTGCCGCTAGGTGTAGGTAATACTTCAACAGTTCCTACTAAGTCATCACCATCCCAATGAATCTCTAAAATATTATGAGATACGTTATTTAAATTAATAACTGACGAATCTGGGTGATCTAACTCCCCTAAGGCTCTACGTTCTTTAACTTCTTGACTTAAATATCTCGCAGCTTCTCTTTCTAAGATAGGCTTTGGATATGTACGGCCGTTATGATTAAATGAATCTGCTCGTTGTAAAGTACCTTTAACAATTAATCGGCCGCCATTGTTTTCTAGCGATTCGTTAATCATTTGAGGCGTAACTTCAAACGGCAAATAATCTATAAGTAAGGTATTATTAATATTCATTTTTATATAATTATCGTAAGATATTCTTTTTAAATGAATCCCACAGATTAAAACTTTCTTTTAAGTTAGTTTTCTTTTCTTTACCTGGAACATCCATTGATTTCATACCTTTAGATTTTTTAGGAGTCATAGTCATTTCTTTTACTCCTTTAGGCTTTCCAGACATTTTTTCTTTTTTGTTTAAAGAATCATTAGCATTTTTCTTTGTAGCATCTTTTTTAGATACTTCCATTTCATTTGCCTTGTCTTTCATCTTATCAGATACTTTATTAAGTTTCTTATCTTTAACTTCGGTAGGTACATCTGCTCTTTTGCCTTTTGTTTCTTTAGCATTAGCAATTAGATTACTGTAGAACATTGGATCTTTCTTTAACTTCTTAACAACTTTATCCATTGCTTTTTCATAATCTTCAGTATCAACCATTTCAATACGAATTCCTTTTTTAAGCTCGTATGGATTAACCATATCTACATCAGACATATCTTTATTGCCGTAGTTAGTTTTATCAGCTTTCTTTTTATCTGCTGGTGCTTTCTTTTCTTTAGCTTCGTTTAAAGGTTCATTAGATTGATTTAAAGCTGCTATTAAAGCTCCTCGGTTTTCTATACCACCTTCAGGATTTTTTACTATTAGTTCTTCCATCCCTTCATCGTAAGCTAAATCCATTAATTCATTATCAGATAAACTTTCTAATGATTCATTCATTGTACTCGATTCCATAGTTACTGTAACTGGTTCTCTTTTACTAGGATAAGCTTCAACATAAAACTCTGATTTAGGGAACATATCAGATAATTCATCAGCTCTCTTTTTGGCCTCTTCTTCAGTGTTGTAATATCCTTGATGTCCTATACGACCATAACCGCCATCTTCTAATACATGGAAATATAGTTTTTTACCTTTCATTGGATTAAATGAACCTTCTTCCATAGACTTAGTTACATAATTAATTGCAACAGCTCCTTTTGGATTTGGACTAAAATTAGTTCTAGTATATAAATTTGTATCTAAAATAACATTAGTAGTAGCAGTTAAGCCTTTACCATATGTTTTAAAGTCTTGTATTTGATATGTTTTGTTAGGATCTAATCCGGATTGTTGAGCGGCATTAGGATCTATTTTTACAAAATCTCCTATTTTAAAGCCATTATATGTGCCTGTCTCTTCGAAGATTGATAAAGTGTCTCCTTCGATTAATATTTTATTTGAAATTCTCATATTGTTTATTGTTTTTATTATGCGCTTAAGTTTTTTAAATAATTCGAAACTCTATTTAATCGCTCAGAAAGCTTGGATAATTTTTCTTTTGTAGATTTCCAATACATTCTGTTATCCATGTTTATTTCTGTTTTAAGTTTTACGTTTTTAGAAATTATATTTTCTATTTCATATAACTTAGTATATACTTCAGCAATTGCATAGTTCACTTTCTTTTTCGGCGCTACGCTAGGATCATTTTTTATATCATTATACTTACCTTCTTCTAAGATATCATACATTTCAAAAATTAATTTTTTATAGTTTGATTCTTCTAAAGATTTAATATTTTTATCAACCTTCGGTGCACGTTTCATTCCGTATGCTGTAATAGCGCTTTCTGGCGCTTCTTTACCAAAAGCATTAGGAGTTAAATATGCGCCTGCTCCGGCTGATGTAGATGCTTCATCTAATTCAGATATATTAGAATCTATAATTTCAATTCCATAATCATTAAAGATGGTAGTCAATTCTTCAATTACGTCTTTATTATTAGATTGATAATAATTAGAACCGCCCATATTCAAAACATCATTTTTAATTGAATTACGAATATAATAATTATCATTAGCAACTTCCATTGCTTCTAAGGCATCTCTAACAGCTACTTCTATATAAAATAAACCTTCAGATTCAGTATCTTCCATATCTAATTCATTTATTTTATTAAATTTATCTTCTATTTCTTTTAACAAAGTTTTAAAGGCCATATTAATTTACTTTTTTAAGTTCTTTTACTAATTCAAAATAACGTAATAAAGAAAGTATGTGATTATCTTTAATAACTCTAGATTCAGTTATTGTCGTTAATAAATTTGATACTTCTGTTAATTTAATTTGAACAACTTGATTATCACAACGTTTAATGTTTTTGTCTAAGTCTGTTTTAATTAATTTTACAGAAGAAATTACAAATTCAAATAATTCGTTTTGATTATCCGGGGAATTTGTAATATATAATTTTAATAATTGTTTTTGGTTTGGATTTAGAGTATTATATTTTTCATTAAATTTCTCTACTAAAATTTTATAAGATAAAATTCTAATATCCTTATCTTCTTTTCCAAATTGAGATTCAATTAAACTTTGAATGTTAGGCGTAGCATCATCCTTTCTAATTAAATGTTCAAAGATATGTGATTTTGAATCTACAATCTCTACTGGATTATCTGCTTCTGCATATTCAAATAATTTGTATGCGCTAGCTAAAATTTTATAATTACTAACCTTATGTTGGAAAAACTCTTCTAAATTATAATTTTCTCTTATTTTTTTAATTAAATTATACTTTTGCTTTTCTAAAGATTCTTCATTTAGTTTTCTTCTAGCTGATATTACTGCTTCTAAAAGGCGCGTTGCTTTCCACTCGTTTGAAATTTTTTCAGTTGTCAAAGTTTGATATAACTTTAACTCGTGAGATAAGCTAGATTTTTTTGCAAAAAACTCCTTAATAATTTCAATAGCCTTTGAATCTTTATTGTTTAAGATATCAGACGTAATCTGTCTTACCAATAATTCAAAGATTATACTTGTATTTCGAAGCTTGTTATGTTTAATTTTTTTCATACAGTATTAGTACTACATATATTATATATCATTAATAATTATTACATTATCTAATAAGTTATTCAGAAATGTTCGTTTCATCTAAATACGTACCTTTATCTGAATCTTTTTTCTCAGTTAATGTAATACTTTCTAAAATTAACTTTTTATTTGAATGTTTATTTTTATTAAATCCTGTAATTCCTAATTTTGATGCTGCAACTTTTGCTTCTTTTACAGATATATCAATTGCTGGTTTAAATCCTTTTGAACCTATTGGATCTCTTCCTAATGAATGAGAATCAGTTCCATATAATGAACCTTTTTTAGGTCTGCCGCTACCTTCCCAACCACCTGCTGGCATTTCTGTAGACTGTCCTGTAGTTTTTGTGGAAACGTGCATTGTTGCAATGTCATGCGGAGTACCAAAAGATTCTCCAGTTAATAATGGATCATTTCCTTCGTCTTCGATTTGACTTTGACGGAATTTATTTTTAAGATCATCTAAAATTGAATTTCTTTCTCTTAACCATTCGTCTTCAGATAATTTAAATATATTTTTATAAATCCATTCTTCTGATAATAATTTAGATTCTTGAATTGACGTAGCTAGTTCTATTTTTTCTTTCCATAAAGCAATTAATTCTTGCTCGTAAACAATAGAAGGAGTAGTTAAACCTATTTCAAAATTAATTAAATCTTCATTATCATAACCTTGCGCGAACAAATGTATTACTGCTATCTTAGTTAATTCAGACACTACAATTCTTTGTATACGCTCAACAGACCTGGCGAAACGAACGTCTTCTGCTGCTAATAATGCTTTCCCTCCAATGCCTTCATCAAATGTTAAAAATGCTTTTGGAATTTTTAATCCAGCTAACATTCTATTTTTTAAGTATTCAATATCATCAATACCCGTCCATTCAATACCGCTTAATGTGTCGATTTCAGTGCCTGACTGTCCACCTCTTACTGGAAGATAATAATCCTCCAACATATTCATTAAATTAAACTTTAAATCATAATCTCCTGTTTGTTGGTTGATATATGGCTGCTTTTTCATTTTATTCATGATTTGCTGCATATAATTATCAACTTCATTGGTCGGTATATTTCCAACATCTATTTTAAAGATTCGTCTTTCAGGAGCGCGCATTACTCTGGAGATTAACATTGCATCTTCCATCATTGTTAATTGCTTCCATACTTTTCTTGCACCTTCTAATATAGACTTACCATATGGTAAAAAATTCGAATCTGTTAGTAAACGAAAATGGGCAATTTCATAATTGTTATATTTAACGTTACTATTACCCATGATAGAAAATTTCACATCATATGGGTTATTTGGATCTAAGCCTTCTTCTCTTACAACTTCATATGATGATAAAGGCGTTACGTTAACTATACCAATATCTTCTCTAATATCCATATACAAGTAAAGATCGCCGTATTTATTCATACTTCTTATCCACGGCCACAAATTAAATTCAACATTTAAAATATCATAAAACAAATTATGAAGTATTTTTTTAATATTTTCGTCTGAACTTTTAATCGTTAATATTTCATCATATTCATTTTTTCTAGTAGATTCGTCTGAATATATGTCCAATGCTGCACATATAATAGAATCCATATCCATGATTTCATAATCCGTATAAAGTTCTGTCCTTGAGCTTTGATAATTGTAGTTATTATTATATGTAGATATACTAGGTTTTATACCATGTAATCTTGTAAATCGATCTACATATTTCGACTGCTCTAAATTACCTACTGATTGTAATTTATCAGTATCGAGAACTTTTATTTTTTTTCCGCCTACACGACGTACTATAACGTTATTCGAAAATAACCTGTTTAATCTAGCTCCTAGAGATTTATCTATTAAGGACATATTTTATTCTTTATTATAATTATATAGTTGGCCTAATAACGGCTCGTTTTTTAAAGTAACCAAGATATGTCTTCCGTATCTTTTCCTGCTTTCATTGACCATTGCGATTGATATGAAGAATTTGATGTTGCATTATATACAGGTAATGATTTGCCTACTAATCCTAAGGTCTTTCTTTGCAAATCTAATCCTTGTTGACGTAATTTTAATGCCGTATCTCGAACCCACAATGCAATTGCTAAAGAAATTACTAAGTCATCATTATATCCATATTGTGCTTCAGGCCTTGAACTATTCCAAATAAAATTTTGTAATTCGCTAATTGTGCGTTTACAATGTATTATTGGAGATCTGTCTCTAAAATATTCTACTAATTTAGAAATGATTAATGGTCTATTTCTAGTTGTTTGAGAAAACCCAGGAGTCATTTTAGATTTAGTTGCTAAATCATAACCAGATGATATTTGTTGTTGAACATCTACTGTTGTCAAATCTGCACTGCTATAAAATAAATTTGCATATCCTCTATCAATAGCAGGCTGAACTGCTGCCCATCCTATATTTGAATTTTCAATAACTAATAAAGCATCATTATATTCTGTAGATACCGCTACTAAAAAATTACCATAATCTTTAGGGTTTAATTTTCCTTTATAAGAAGCACATTGTTCTACTGATTCAATTTCAATAACATGAAACGATGAATAATCCGCAGCGTCGCCTCGAGCAACGTCAGCTACGACTATATAAGATTTACCTGCTTCTGGATATTTCCATACCCATAAATTAGCATCAAAGCCTCTTTTTTCTAAAGGATCATAAACTCTTCCTGATTCTTCCCAATACCATTTTAAAATTAAAGGGTCAATTACTGTATTACCTGATGTCGTGAAATCGCAATCACATTCTTGAGCTGCTAATTTATCGCCCAATTCTGCCGTTTGGGCATCTCTCCAAGTTTGATCTCTGTCAGGATGTACCGTCCAATGTAGTTTAATAGTGTGGAAATTATTTTCTCCAGCATCTGCTTTTTGCCACATTCTATGAAAAAAGTTACCCATACCATTAGGTGTAGATAACATAATACATTTACCACCGGTAGCTAATGTTTGTTGCAAACCGCCCCATAATTCTTCGATTGTATTTGATTCAATAAATGCAGCTTCATCTATTACTAACAAAGATACTGCTTCAGAACGACCTGCACTTGTTGAAGTCGAAGATGCTTTTACTTGAGAACCGTTAGTTAATCGTAATGATAATTTATTATCTTCTGTGGATTGCGCGTTTTGAGTTAACCAATTAGGTAAATTGTCATACATTACTCTTACCTTAGTAACTAAGTTTCTTGCAACTTCTTGTCGGGTTGCAATTACTAAACAATTCTTATCTTCATGGAATGTCATTAACCATAAAATATATCCTGCAGATAATGTAGATATACCTAACTGGCGAGACTTTAATATAATATTTCTATCATAATCTCTAAAATCATATAAACATTGCTCTTGAAATGGATATAAATCAAAAAGCATTTTACCTTTTTTAGGATGTTGAATATAACAATACTTGCGCATAAAATACACAGGATCTGTTGCGCATTTTTTATATTCCCCTTTAATAATATCTTTTAAGTTTTGCGGAGATACTACTTGTTTTTGATAATCATTTACATCTGCCATCTTATAATATACTAAATAATATTGCAGATAATACTGCTCCAGCCGGAAACATTATAAATGGCTTTTCATACCACTTTGGTTTTGAAATTTCGTATGCTTTTTTCCAATCTTGAACATTTGCTTCTAAGTTAGAAATTTGCACTTTTTGACCTTCAATAATAATGCTATCCATTTGTAAAACTGTTTTAAAGTCAGTACATTGAATTTTATATTCTTCTATTAATTGAGTATGTATAGAATCTTTATGTTCTAATACTTTAATATTATTGTAAATATTAATAATTTTTCTTTTGCTAAAACAAGTATCAACTGTCTGCGCTGATATATTGATAGATAGCCCTAAAGATAAAATTATAAAAATTATTAACTGTTTCATTTTAATTTAATTGTTTATTACCGAATATATGCAAAAATCTAAGAGCATTTGCTAAGCTCGTATCATATACAGGTAACGTGTTTAAAGATTCTTGAAGATTGTTGATAGTTGTTGTTCTTTTATCAATATGATTAATTACTTCTACTTTCTGAACTGATATGCTATCTAATTTTTTTACAATGCTATCGTTTTGAGCTTCCCTCAATTCAATATTATGTTTTAATTCTTTTACATTAGTATTTAAGTCGGTAACATATTGTTTAATATAAAAGATAATTGTAATAAAAACAAGTATATATACAATATTAATTAACGGTAGTTTTATTTTCATTTATTGTTTCTCCTAATAATTGGTTTTTAATGTTTTCAAAATCACGGTCTAAAAGTTCATCTAGTTCAGCTTCTTTACCTTTCCAAGGAGATTCCCATGTTTCAACAGTACCATCTCCATTTACAAATTCTGCTTTTGTTAATAATTCTTTAATAGCTTGAATTTCAACTTTAGCATCAGATAACCATGATTCAATATTTGGCTTCATTAAATTTCTTGCATATTCATTAAATGTGCCGTTAATTTTATGTTCATGTTCCATTTCAATTACACAATCAAAACACATCTTATGAATCCTCCACATTTTTTTATTGTATTTATTATCAACCATTTCATGATTACATTTAGGACAAACCTTTGGTAATAAATACGATTTTAATGCTTCACGCATAGCATCTAAGATTTTAGAACTGCTTACACGATATCCTTCTTTTTGCTCCCATTCAACGCCGTTAGAATCAATCCACGTATCTCCGACATTTTTTACTTCTTCTTTAGATTTATATCCGACGGTAGTTTTGTTTTGAGACTTATGAGTCCCTGAAAGCATTTGTGTTATTGCTTGTATGTTTTGTAATTTTTTTGTCATAACCTTTTATATAATTATCGATTAGTTAATATTTATATACTTTTATAGAACATCAGCTACTTTATCTAATGCTCTTTGCTTATTAACACCTTTAGGTGTGCCTACTTCTCCACTTTTAATAGATATCATAGATTTAAATATACCTTTAATTCTATTTCTAGATCTAGTGTTCTTAACTTTTCTTACTATATCATATAATAAATCTTCAAACGTGCCGTCAATATTAAAATTAGAAAATAATTGTTTGATAGTATTCCATTGTGTAGTTTTCCAAACTTCTTTTCTTTCTAGTTCTTTAAATTCAGAAGATAATCTAACTATTCGTAATGTTAATGCTACGCTAGATAAATTAAATTCATATTCTTCATCTGGGCCTAATTCTGGAACGTTATTAATGCCCAATCGTTTAAATATTTCTTGAGGGTCTTCTTCTAATAAAATTGCCTTTGATAGTCCTAGTAAAAGACCTTGTATTTCAGCAGGGTAATCTAAAAATGCTTGTTTAAAATTTGATTCTTCTTCTGATATAGCTATTATATTATCTATTTGAATATATTCATCTGTAGCTCCTACTATTGGATATAATATAGTAACAAGTTCACCTGAGCTTAATGTTTTCTTACCTTTGTACTTTTCACTTTTAAACGGAACAATTACATCATCAGGTAAAGAACTTAAAAATGCTGCTAACTCTTGTTTTATTTTCTTTTTATCATCTCCTTCGATCATAACAATAAGATCTATATCGCCAAAATCTTCTTTAGAACTTGTATT